TGACTACATTTCCTGATGCACCTGCTAAAAAGAAGGCATTCAAATGTTATACTATTGATCCTAAAAAGGATGTAGTAGATGACCAGATTTTGATTGATCCGACAACAGGTCGGTCTCTGCAAGATACGATGAATCAACAGGCTCTAGATGCATCTGGTGGTGACCCTGCATTAGCTGCAGCACTAGCTGGGCAGGCAGCACAAGAAACAGGAATTTTGCCTGGCGATATTGAACAGATAGTTTTAATTATATTTTCAACTGTTGGAGGTATTGCTCTGTTAGCGCAGCTGTTTTATGTGTTACGATTATTCATGGCTAATAATTCTCATGATGGTCTATATCATTTAATATATTTCGTAATTGCCTTTATTCTTATTTTTGTAATAAGTTTTCTTCTTTCGGAGGGGGCACGAAATAAAAGTGCTCCTATGGCAATTCCACTTCCCAAAAAGTAAGTACCGTGGACTACTTAGAGCTAGAGAATCCCGGCGAAAATCTATGTCACAGCTAAGATAGATGGGTAGCCCCGCACCCTTTTTGATATGGCTATTATGTATTGGTATAACTGCAATTATGATTGGGTACTTTATACGAGATATGGAGAAAGAGGGATTTGCTGACACCCCTAGTGATCCTATGTCCCTTAAAAGACAGTCCCCTATAATTATAACAACCTGCCCTAAAGGATCAGTATCCTATATTACCGCCACAGGTAATACAAATTGCTGCGAGGGCGATTTAGTAAATAATGAGTGTAATGGAAATGATATCTGTAGTTTGTCACCTTCTATCCCTGGTGGTCTACAGAGCTGCGCAGATTGGGTAACAAAGGAATGGACAAATCGCAGCGTAAAATTATGTTCACGAAGCCTACCCTACTATTTTGGCACCCTGAATAGAGTTCCTGGGACAGAAGGCTGTTCTGCTTCTTTGTGCAGCTCTGATGGCTCTGTACCTGAAAATGCAAATGAACCGAGATGCAAGATTTACGGAAATATGACAGATGAATTAGCAATGGTAGATAGTTGTTTTAATTCAGTGGCCAAAGATGCAATAAAGTGTCCACAAGATAATGCTAAAAAGGCACTGATCAGTTATGGTAAATCTACACCAGCTATATTAACATGTAATTATATTCCTAAGGATGATTCAACTAATGGAATGCCTACTACTTGTATGGATGCTGAAAGAGCGATAAAATATATTGAAAGCTTAGCATCAATGAATGCTGAGCAAAAGGGGTCTATTATTAACAGCATAAATTCTAAGAAAGATCCGAGATTTTGTAATTATGCAGCTTCAGTCGTTTCTAGTGGATCATGGACAATTTCTGGAGATTCAGTGAAACCTGTACGATCTACAACAATCATATCTCCTATCCCATATGGTGCATATGCGACTCAAACGCTAGTTCTGGCTCAATCTGGTGATAATATTATATCAGCATATATTGATAAGAATGGTAACGTGTTGAATGATAGAACTGGTATGAGTATAGCTGGTAAATTGTCTAATTTCAATGTAGTTACATTTGATGATTATTTAAAAATGATGAGCGCTTTGAATAAGAGTTCACGAGAAAAGGATGTAAATAAAATGAGCGCCACTAAAGTATAATTGATTTTCTATTTCTTAATATATTATCCGTAATCTCAAGCATTAGAATGACTGAGATTTCTGATCATTAATTATTTGCCTAATCAGAGGCACCATTTCTATTACCCATGGCTAAAGCCTCTGCGTGCTTCATGTCATCATTAAAGATAGACTGTGCTCTGCTTCCCAGAGTCTCACTGACTAAGACCTGCTTATTATCAATGGACTCACCTACCTTTGTAAATTCATCATCCTGATCTTCCTTCTGAGGAGTGAAATCGGCTGTCTCATAGGATTCATCAGCATATCCTCCATCATTAACGTTAACCTTCTTTATAGGGATTTCATAGGGATTTACACTAGCACCAGGCTCGATATTATCCGGTGACGATAGACCCATCAGATCATAATGGTGGTGCTTGATATACGTTGCAGTTATCACCAAGAATAGACCAAGTGACACATATTTATCGTAGGCAACTGACGCTAATATAATAATAAAAGCAGCTAGGCGCATAGGAAGAGAATCTAGCGAGTGTCCTAGAGCAGTTGAAAGACGGGGAACAAAGAGAAAGGCCACAAAAAGTAAGCCTAGTACACCTATTTTAACGGGATCAGCCACCATTCTATCTTGATTATTCTTAAAAAATTGACTCTTGCTCCTCTTACTCATCTTTACAATAGAATGACAAGTGTACTAACAACCCACGGATATGCAGTTCTGAAGTCTGACTTGGCCAAGGATCTGGAACAAAAGATTAGGAAGGAGTTGACTGTGAAACCTGTAAGCCAGAGCCGCTATGATGGTATGGCTGATACTGAATTTCCAGTGTACTTAGAATCTGCAACGAGACTTTACTTACCCCGGGTCTGGGCAAAGGATACCTTGGGGCCAGCGGCTTCGTCGGTGATGAGTGATGGTAATCCTCTTCCAGCTACTTTGAACTTCATTGGAAAACCATATGAATATCAGGAAAACATTATTAAAAAGTTCATGGATGCCGATGCGAATGGTCTGATCTGCGTACCCTGTGGAAAAGGTAAGACCTTCATGGCCGTTGCCATCGCCTTTCGTTTAGGGAAACGTTTCATGGTTGTTGTTGATAAGGAGTTTCTCCTAGACCAATGGGCCGGAGAGATGCGGTCACTAATCCCAGGAATCAGGATTGGTCGTTTCCAGGCAACAAAGGCTGAAGTGGACCCTGCCGAGTATGACTGTACTATCTGTATGATCCAGACCATTGTACAGCGACAGATTCCTGAGTCTACCCTGCGTTCCTATGCCTTCACTATCTTTGACGAGTGTCATCATCTGGGTGCCAAACACTTTAGCAAGGTTTTGAGCAAGCTACAGACCAAGCACATGCTGGGCCTCAGTGCAACTCCTACACGTGATGATGGACTGACAAAGGTGTTTGAGTGGCATCTGGGGAAGCCGGTCTACTGGGAGAAGAAGCGGGAGGCGGATGAGACGGTGAGTGTGGAGCTCATGCGCTTCGTATCGGAAGATATTGAGTATGCTGAGGTACCGACTAACTACAGAGGTGAGACCATCATGGCGAAACTCTTGACCCAGATTGTCTCATGTCATAAACGCAACGTGGTTATCGCGGACAGACTGAAAGATCTAATCAAGGAGCCTGGGCGGCGTATCTTGGTGCTTTCTGAGCGCATTGGCCATCTGGAAGCGCTGGAGGCGCTAGTGAAAAAAGATGTCCCAATGTGTGTAACAGGCTACTATATTGGTGGCATGAAGACCGCAACGCGTGATCTGGCTGCAGAGGAGGCTCAGATCTTGTGGGCGACGTATGCAATGGCTAGCGAGGCCATGAATATCAAGACACTCAATACAGTCTTGATGGCCAGCCCACGCAAAAAGATTGAGCAGAGTACTGGGCGTATCTTGAGGCAGAGGCCAGAGGAGAGAAAGGTTACTCCTTTAATTCTAGACGTTATAGATGTTCACAGGTCAATGCAGTCCCAATCCAAGCTCCGTATTGCTTATTATAAGAAATGCGGATACAAGATTCTGGATGGTGACAAAGAGGTCTCAGAAGTGAAGGAGAAAGAGAAGGAGTCTAGGGAGTATGGATTTGTAGATGATTAATTATTGGCTGCAAACACCTGAATAAAAAATTTCAACATATTTAGAATCATTCTCACTCTTTCTCTTTACTCGTAAAGTGCCATTGTAAAATCCTCCGTTATGTTTAAATTTATAGTCACCAATTTCTTTCTCACCTTCGCAACCTAATTCTCTAGAAATCTTATTAAGAACATAATCATTTATTGGTAATGCGGTAGCATTATCACCTGCTGTATATCCGTTATCCTTTAAAACTTGAATTGCATCCTCTTTCAAATCACCACCGTACTGTTTTTTTATGTAGATCATAATCTTTTTTTTTTATCCTTTTTTGTCTTATTCTTGTTTTTCTTATTCTTATTCTTATTCTTGTTCTTACGCCTGCCACCCGTCTGCGTGCACGCCTTGCTCCAGGCGACACCATCCAGAGGCTGGTTCAGAAGGATAGGCGCACCAGTTGATCCAGTCCACTGGCTAGGTGCCGTAGTATAACGTGCAGTGTGCTCCTCTAGGATGGGGCTTGCAGATGCAGCCACACTGATACTCGTGCCACCACCACTCTGCTTGATCATTCCGTTATTCATGGGATTCGTGTGATTAGGATTACAGTGGGTAGGATCACGATCAATCTGAGCAAACCCTGCAATATTGCTACTCAGATTATTGGTATATGCGCCACCCCTTTGGCCGGACATGCCTGGCAAGCCTCCTCCCTGTGAAAAAGCGATTTGGCCGGGTCTAGACGCACCAAGACAGGCGTCATAGGTTTGGCGGACCGTGGCATCAGATGCCAGTCCAGGTACGAGGGGTCCGCCCATGGTCCAGCCTGAACCCTGACCCCCGCCATACATGATTCTGTTGCGCTGAGTACGCTTATTACGCTTATTACTCTTATTCTTACGATTCTTGTTAGCCATCGCTTCTAATTACGGTAAAGCTTTTTTCTGTTAGACCTTGGTTAAAACAGGACCAAATACCTTCTTATCTGCCTGGCGTACATCATCATAGAACCGAATCGTCGGACTCAGACCATCTACCGCGCGGCATGCAGTGGAGTGACTATTTGCCGCGATAGCCTTATGAAGCCCTACCAGCTGATCATCGGGCAGCTTTGATAAGCTAGAGTAATACTGGTTGAAGTCCTCCTTCTCAGCATCAGTCATGCTCCTCTTGACTCTGCCCTCAAGATACGGAATAAGACGCAGCTTGAACGGCACCATCCACTCATCATCTATGCTCTCCCAAGCAAGACCGCGGTGAGGGTTCACCAGGAAGATATAGTCGGGAAGCGTATCCCAGTACTCCTCAATCGTATCAGCAGTATAGGGCAGATTGTAGAGGATCTGCCGAGGATATCGCCTTGCCTGGCTCTCATCAAACATATTCTGCTCCTTGCGAAGCTCTGCATAATACGGAATATGTAGATCAGGAGAAGTCCAGGTAGCCCCTACACACAGACCATTGTCTTTTGCCAGCTCAATAACTGCCTTAGTCCACTTACGCCGCAGCTTCAGATCCTCGGGTAGTACAGGTGCAAAGAGCTCCAGAGTATCTCTGAAGGCGACCGTTGGAAAGAATACCGCGTTGATACCCTGGGTATTATATGCAGACCCACCTGGCTTCAGAAGGTTGTGATATGCCTCCATTGGCAGCCTGGGAGTATTACCGTGGTAGTCAGAGTTGATTGTCTTAAACTTGCTCTTAAAGAGCTCGGTGAAGTTGTTCAGCTGCTGCTCATCGTGGATGTCTATGATGCAGATACAAATGGGTCTAGCCGTATTTATATTCAGATTTGCTTCCAGTCCGTCAAATCCGTAACAGACATACACGTCGAATCCAGGAAGGCGCTCGATGTCTGGAATGCCGCCATGGACGCAGTCGCCTGCCCAGAGCATGAGGGAAGCATCATCCTTATCCGAGAGCCATTTAGGCATATCACGGATAAGATTGTTCTGCTTGAAATTTAGCATTGTGAGTGTAGTTACTACTTATATAATTGCCCAGTTCAATTTTTACAAGGTTTAGCACTAGATTAGCTTTTTGAACTCCTTCTTTATCAGTGAATTGTAGTCGATTAAGACAACCGGTTTCATATTTGGTGACATTTTCTTACATACAGTATCGGTTGAGTACTTCTTGTATAGTCCTCCTGCAAGAGTATTCGCGACATGAAGCATGGATGCCTTTGTCTTTAAAAATCGGTTATACAAGAAACAGGGATCTTCTATGCCAAATATAGCGTAGAGGCGTGAATAGAAATCGTAGACAATCTTGGTTGATGAGCCTTTTCTAACGGCCTTCATACACAGATTTGCCCATTCTTCGCCCTGTTCATTAGTAGGTTCTGGTACATCTGAATGCAGACTATGCTGGCATGCTAAGATAATCAAGTTCATAATGGGCTCCAGATGCTCTTCAGGAAAATAGTCAAAAATACGCAGCTCAATCCCATGTTTCTTGAACTTGTTATAGTTGAAATCGTAGCCGATCGTAGCAGGTGGAATATAGGGTGTAGTTATAGCCTTATTATAATGCATCTCCGTGTAATAGTTTTTCTTACCAGTGTCGCTGTATGAATAATTATCAAGAAGTTTTCCCTTCTCCATTGTCTTGGTATCGTAGGTCCCCAGGCCAATGTATCGACTGAATGCGAGCCTCTGGGATCCTGCAGCGTAGGATGGATCTAAGAGGCACAAGATATCTGGAGAACCATATAGCCCAACTAAGAGCGGCTCTATCCACTGGATTGCTCTGATGGCATTCGCGTGCTCTAACTTAAATTTCTCAGGATCATCTATTTCACCATCCTTATCTAGCTTAGTAGGTAAAGTCAGATTAATATGATAGGTGCCATTATTACAGATTGCTACATTTTCTGGATTTGACAAGAATTTTGCGAATCCGTAATTGAATTTAGGGAAGACTAGAGGTGTCTTGAAGAGTGTAAATTTAGAAACGAGGCGCTTGTTTATTTCTGCTAGAATGTCTTTCTTTACATCGCAGAGTTCCTTAATGATAGATTTCACATTGGTTTTGTAGAAATTGTAGGTTGTGAATTCAAAGGTGTCGCCGTCGTAGATTAGATTCGTATCAAAGAATCCACTGTAATCAGGGCTCATCCGTCTCAAAAATTCATCTATGCTTTCATCACTGTAGCGTGGATTTGGCTTGGTCTTATAGCCATGTAGCGTCCTGTGTTCTCCGAGAAGATCGGCATTTCTAAACATGTAACTGTTCACATAGGTTGGAATACGCACCTGTGCAGATAACTTAATTAGCGCACAGTTAAGAGTAAGAGGCTTGTAATTTTTCCAGTAATCTACCGAGTATCTCTCGGGTGCGTGTTTTGTCTGTAAAAAGACCCGATCTACTGTATTTAATTCTTCAAACATGAGATAAGATTCATTCTCAATTCCTAGACCCCAGTATTCGGTGTCTTGATTATTAGATCTGGCATAGAATTCAAGATATTTCTGATGTTTATCAAAGGTTTGTTTTTCCATCTATTTATAGCACACTAGAAACAATATAAGATTCAAAATCAGCATTCCACTCAGCTAACACACGTATAGGCTCACCAGTAGCAACCTTATGCTGTAGGGCCTGACTGATGGAGAGAGTCTGAATGGACGCACGCCCCCTAGGCTCTCCTTCCATCGTGTTTAGATCATAGACATCGGGTCTTCCAGTGACGGCCTTGCAGATAAACTCCTGAGGTCCTCCTTTAATGATAACCTTCGGCTCATCAATACGCAGTACAACCTTGAGAAGCCTATACACAGGCAGCTGGGGCATAAGACAGAGGTAGCCGCCGGCTAGCTTCTCCATTGCGACCCTAATAGACTCTAGGGGCTGCATCTCAGCTAGCTGAATCTGCCAGTTAAGCTGAAAGTCCTTGTCTTGATACCAAATATAATCTACGAAACGCTGTAGCATTGCGAACCGGTCTTTGAATGACTTTGTTGATCGGATCTGTTGACCATTGGCAATGATACAATCCTCAAGCTGGATGAGCCCCTCGGCCTCGTAGATACTGATGGAAAATGCCCAGGTGCCCTGCAGACTCTCGCGATCTAGACGCATGGGAAGTACGTTGGGTCGGTCAGGTTGAGTCTCATCAATGATAATGGGTCGCTGCTGTTGTCCAACAATCAGAAGGCCTTGTTTACCCTTATAGGGTCTCGCAAAGGTTACATACTGATTTGCCTTGATACGCGGATCATCTCTTTCAGGCTTGTAGGAAACAGCTGGGGCTCGCAGAATATCAGGGTAAGAATCTGGTATTGTGCGAATCCAAGTTCGTTCGTTGTTTGATGGATTTAGGAGTCTGGGTTCAGTAAAGTTCCGCTTGGATGAGCGCGGATGAGACATACTACTGTATAGTATATAACACGCGTTTAGACCTTGCGCTTTTTCAGAAAAAGCGCGCAAAAATGATCTTTTTAGAAAAAAGATCGCAAAAAGTACTTAAAAAGATGCGAACCCACCATCCTCAGCTGCATCATTAGCAAAGATGCCCTGCATAAACTCCCCACCATTCTGAGCCATCTCAGGAGCGAATGCCTGTAGAGCATTCGCAGCCTGATTGGCTGATTCAGATGCAATACCAGATGCCTCGGCAATATCAGATCCAGTATTCATGGGCGCAGGCTTGAACATTCTCTCAGGGTGTCTCAGGCGCTCAGGGTGTGCCGCACTCTCCTCATTAGGTGCATAGGGGTCCATGGCAGTCTCAGGCGGTGACATACGTACTTCATCTTGAGGGGCTTCCTGGTTAGGGCTAGAAGGGCCGGCAGAGACAATTGTTCTAGCAGGGTAAATACGAGGAGGTCTCTGCAGAACAGGTGCAGCTGCTGACGTGTCTAGATTTGTAAATCCATCACGGGGGAAAAACCAGAGGCTGACTGCTAGAATCACAAGGACGGCAAATAATAGGCCAACACGGAATGACATCTGAGGCTTTAAGAGGAAAAAAATACGGCGATTTATCGTCTTTCTAGCTTTTGAGAATCTTGGTCTCGACCCTCCAGCCAGGAATTTCAAAGCCCCCTCGATCTAAAATACGGACCGGAGACTCTTCTTTCCATGTGAAGTCAGTAGGAGTCAAGTGGGCAGGAAGTTCAAGCAGAGTCTCAGTGAATCCGGAATCTGTTAAAGACCGTTCAATGACCTTCCAGTAGGTTTCTGTGTCTGAACTAAGCTCATAGCCCGTTATACGCTCATAGCGCGTTGATCCTGAATCCCATACTTGCAAGATTGTATTTGTATTATCTTGTAATTTTTTATCTGATCTAGTCCAAATTCGCTGGACCAGCATTACTAATAAAGTTGAGTCACTGGGATTTAAGCGTATACGGTATACTAATATCTAGATGCCAGGCAATTATCCAGTACTTCTTCTGAAGGTGGATGGTAATGTCGAGCTCATGCAAATCAAGCAGGCTGGCACAAAGCCTAGCATGAAGGATCTTCAGACACATCTCAAGAAGAAAGTGTTGCCATCACTAATCACAAGTTATCCCCATGGTCCGAAGCGCGTGACTGTAATCGGCTATACCAAGGGCAAGGAGGATGAGCTCTCACAGCATCAACTTCCTCCACCCTGTGAGGTAAATGAGGTCTATGGGACTATTGTTCTAGTTGTGCATCCTTCAAAGGTCGCATGGGATTCTTCTACGAGTGCAATTGAGGTGTTCACTCCGTCACACTATGAGGAGTTCTATGAGAAGGCGTGCTCAGGCGATTTGATTGAAGAGGATGTCGAGGATGAGGATGCTGAGGTGGAAGCTGATGAGGTAGAAGGCGAAGAGGTTGAGGAGGAAGTTGTAGAGGATGCCGAGGATGAGGAGGGTGAGGGTGAGGATGTTGAGGGTGAAGGCGATGAGGCTGATGCCGATGCAGTAGATGATGAGATCGAGGCACCCAGGCCAGTAGTTCAAAGGAGGAAGATTATCAAGATTGACCCCCAGCAGCTTCAGTTCCAGTTTAAATCAAGTCTGGTTCCTGAGGAGCAGTGCGCCCCTCTAGAGGTGAAGCAGAGACAGCATATTCTTCAGGTACTTACTACACTGCTTTCGGAGCACTGTGATAAGGATGATCTGAATGAGCTTGAGAGGGGCATCTACAATGCTAGTTTGAATGAGGCCAAGACAAGGCAGATTCCCTTGACCTGGGAGCACGAGACATTCAGGTGGATTTATGGGATGGTGGCAAAGAGGGCTGTTGCCAATTTCAACCCTGCCTCATATGTGGGCAACAAATATCTGATTCAGAGATGGAAGGACGGCGAGTTTACCTTGGACCAGATTGGTGGTTGGACGCCGTATGAGCTGAAGCCTACGCATTGGAAGGATCTCAAGGATCAGCAGCTAAGGAGAGAGCAGCGGATCTTGGAGGGTAATCTTGCCATGGCGACGGATAGGTTCAGGTGCTCCCAGTGCCAGAAGAAGATGTGCTCTTACTATGAGTTGCAGACGAGATCTGCAGATGAGCCGATGACAATCTTCGTGAGGTGCTTGAATTGTGGGAAGCAGTGGAAGCAGTGAACTTTTGGAAAAAGTTCGCAAAAGATGTTATTATTTTGGGCACTTTTCTTAAAAGTGCAGAGCAAAAAGATGTTATTATTTTGGGCACTTTTACAGGCGAAGCCATGAAAAGTGCTAATGATACTGCGGCATGCTTAGAAATATTTTAACATACGCAGGTATATATTGTTTTAATATAAACATGAAATGAATTATAAATGGTTCATGTGATGTATTTATATCTTCAATAGCACCCTGTAATATATTACAAGGCAGCCATTTTATATGTTTTTTATATTTTGGCAATATATTTTTTATAAAAGATCCTTGTTCATACGTATCCTTTGACCATTCTCCCGTTGTGTGCCATTTCCCCTGTGAATTTTTCAGCCAATCATCTTTCTTATATAGATTTTCCCAATCGCTCATAAGAGTATTCATCTCAGGTGTATTCTTAATCAGCCATACTCCAGCATTAAAATGGTGCTTTTTAGCTCTCCAATTGTCTCTAGCGACAAACATGGAGTGCCTAGAAGTCACTATAGAATCTAAGGTTTTTGATGGATCAAAAATAACTGCATCTGTGTCAAGCCATAATATGCCTTTATACTTTGGCAATAATTCTTTAACAACTGATACCTTTCTCCAATATGGAGGTATATCCGTATGCCCTGAATCTATAAATTTATAGTTATATCCGTGCCTTTTTGCATATTCTTTGTTCTGTTTTACCATTAACTCACTATTTGTATCAAGTGTTCTATCATCATATTGTACGATAAGCCAGGTATTTCTTATACGCCGGGTTTTCATCTATCTATTAGTCTAAACTTAATACTGCGGCGTTAATTTAAAGAAAATCTCTCATTCACATCGTATAGAATGGATCTAACTCCAGCTAAGAAGTCTGAGCCTGTCTGTGATCTGAAGCCGTTCAACACTAACCCCGGTGCTCACCATGTTCTCAAGGATGTATATTCTTTTTTTGGTAATAATATCACAACATCCGTCGCAGTCTATATCGGAGTCACTGACTGGAAGAAGGATTTAGAGCTCCTAGAATCATACGCAGTACCCACTGTTGTCTGTGACCCCTTTGATACTCAGCCCGAGTGGAGAACTGCAGTCCAGGAGAAGCGGGCTAAGCTCATGGATTGGATGAAGTATCTGAAGGACTCCGACTGTGGAAATCATTTCGTGAATCCCAAGTGGATTGAGCCCGCGGTAGAATATCCTGGTTTTTACGATGGTACTCTCGGAACTGAGCCTAATACAACGAAGCTGAGCTCATGGGAGACTCTATTGAACCGGGCCAAGTCACTCAGGAATAATGCATCCGTTTCTACTACTGAGCCCCACTTTGCAGTCTGCAAGATTGAGGTCTTTGGTGAGGAGATCCCTATCCTATCAAGTCTTCTTGCGTCAAAGTACAGACCGTCGCTTATATATCTGCGCTGGTCAGAATCTCCTGACGTATCACAGTCCCATTGTGAGATGGCAGGACATCTGCAGAGTGTAGGTTACCGTCTGATTAGTATCAATGAGAACGGCTTCTTTCTGTACCAGTACAGTGGTCAGGACATCTATTCCTGCTGCTCATGGATAAATGTGTCTATTGGCCACCCGTTTATAAATTTAATGAAGGACCAGGTTAGAGATAGTCTAAAAACAATTCTAACCAAGAAGCAAGAAGATGCTCCGAATGCTTAAGGGGCTCCCAATAGCAGAATCCGAACTTTATAAGCGTCGTCACACACTTTTAAAGAGCGCCAGGGGTATACGTAGAGCTACTACTCTTTCTAGCTATGTCAGAAAACGAAATATAGAGAGTAATCAGAGTAGTGTAGACTACAATGCCCCGGTATCCACTATCTCACACTGGACGACCAGGAGACGGCTTCTACCACTATATAAATCAGAAATGGCTAAAGAAGACCCAGATACCGAGCTCGCTTAGTGAATTTGGCGCAAGTGAAGAAATAGAGAAACGAAATAAGCTAGAGCTGCATAAATTACTCAAGGATCTAGGTAAGAAAGAGCCTCACGGAATCCCTAAAACCTCACAAGATCATTTGCGGTTTTTTTCGCACGTGTGGTCCAACTCCAACTATAATACTGAAGAAGCATTCATTAAAAGTATAGTGGGTGAAATCTTAGACTGCAGAAATCAACACGATATTGCCAGAATGTTTGGATGGCTCTGTAGTGCAAATATATCAGCGCTCTTAGAAATTAATACAAATGTTGAAAAAAGAGAGCCATTTCATATTAGATTCACTCTCTCCTGTGCATCATTACTCCTGCCATCTAGATACTATCTAAAGCGCTCTATGCATTCAGATCCTATTTGGATTGCCTATAATGAATATATTTATACTTGTGCGACTGAGCTTGGGATGCCCTTTCTATTCAAGGCTATTGAGGCAGAAAGTGATATTGCACATATTTTTACCATGGAGACAAATGAAGATGATAGTGAGTTCACGGGCTCAAGACTAGAGAGACTATGCCCTGATTTTCTTTGGTCTGAATTTATGCATGGTGTGGGCATCACTCACTGGAGACAGGAAAAGTGGATTATAAAAGAGCTTAAAACAATAAAACACATTCTCCGATGGATATCTAGCGGAAATACCGAGAAAGTCGCGGCAATACTCAGCTTTTATCTAATAAATACCTATTCCAAATTCTTCAGACCGTCAATAAAAGAGGCCAGATTCAATCTATTCCAGCGTAAGGTGCGAGCTATAAATCAACCTCCGAGTTCTGAAGATGAGTATTTAGAGACCCTCGGGGCAGTTTTACCTGATGCGCTTTGTCTTGAATATTCCAAGATTAATGAGCCTGCTAAGAAGAGTGATTTGGAAGATCTAGTTTCCAAGATTAAGGCATCTGCTATTGACGTCATGGGCAATAGCCACTCTCTCAGTAAACGCACTACCGCGCTTACTCTTGAAAAAATACGGAGAATGAAAGTCTCAATTGGATCTCCCAAGCAGCCTGACTTACCTAAGGCCGAATACTATTCTGATAGCCTTGTGCACACTATGTTATCTTTACGAAAGGCCCGAGTTGAACAGGAGTTCAAAGGGGTAGGTGAGACACTAGATGATTCTACTATTTTGTATCCCTGTCATATTGTGAATGCATCCTATTTTGAGGATCTCAATCATATTATAATTCCTTGGGGCATCTTGCATGAACCATTTTATTCTATAAAGAGGCCTCTAGGATGGAATTACGGTGGAATAGGTGCGACGATTGCGCATGAAATAACCCACGCCTTCGATTTAGAAGGTAGTCACTATAATCCTCGAGCAAAGTACCGAGAATGGTGGACAAGGAAGGATCGGACTCATTTTAAAGCAAGGACACGGAAGATTGGTAAATTCTTCACTAAATTCCAGCACTATGGAGTGCATCTAGATGGAGATAAGACCTTGAGTGAGAATTGGGCCGACTTTGGTGGTCTCATTATTTCACTTGATGCTCTTAAGAAGGAGGCTGATCGCCTAGGTCTGACGGAGAAAGAGAAGAAGGAGGCAATAAAGACTCTTTTTGTATCATATGCGGTTTCCTGGAGAGATCAGAAAAAAAAGAGGAAGGTCCTGTATAATATTGAACGTAGTGTACATTCTCTGGCGGAAGACCGCGTTGATCGTATCGTGCCGCACTTCCAGGATTGGTATGATATATTTGGCGTAAAAGAACATGATGCACTTTATTTACCCGTGAAAGACCGGTTAAAGTTTTTTTGATCTCTGAACTGTAGAGATGAGTTCACAAGATAACAATGGAAGGCAGACGATGATACGTATGGCTTCAATTGCACTAGATCCAAGAAAGATGGATATGCCCTTTATGTTTATTCATGAACAGTTTGGATATTCGGTAGAGTCGATTTACAGAAGACTGATGACACAGTCTGCAGTAGATCTAGGAACCTTTCCAGATTGCTTCCCTAATACGATTTCTGAGTACTATTGGATTCAAGAGGGACAGCCAAGGGGAAGTCCATGGATTGCCTTGGGTAAATTAAATTCTGGCACATACTTTTATTATGTGGCAAGTTCTGCTGATGAAGAAGGCTATTTCTTTAAAAATAAAAAGAAGTGTGGGATGATGCACTTGTGGATATCACACAGCTATAGTGATCTGATCAATTGGGCAATTGATGCGAATGTTTACAATAAATATCTGAGTGAGACTTCAGCTGTTTAATCACTTCGCTAAAAGGTGTCTGCCATACGGGAACATCTGACGCATGGCAATCTGAGATACTTTATCAAAAGTAGGAAAAATACTTGTCAACCAATCGGCAATATCTACCTTCTTCTTCAGACAGGCATGTAAATACACCTTTTGATAGATGTACTGCCAATTTAGAGTGTAGCCATAATCAATATTTTGAATATCACTATAGTACTGCTGAAGACCTATAAGATCTCCAGCATTAACATAGGACTTACATTCATCTAGGATATTATTATTCATCTAAAACTCTCTAATATTATAGCGTTTTCGATTTAGCCGCCCTAGAGAATAAGCAGATCTGAAAGTCTCCACTTCTCAAAGGTGCCATCGGGCATGGGCCTCTTGATAATAATGGGTAGGCGTCTTGCCTCCAGCTCAAGCCTGGCAATCTCACGGAGATCGCTTACGTGCTTAGGGATTGCAATATATGGGCGTGCGCCGTTACTTAGCTGATTTGTTCTGAATCCGAGAATCTTAGTCTTCTCAAACTGGGTTAGGAAGGGAGCACTGCGGTGCTTGGGATCAGCATGGCCGTCTGCATTAGTGAAACTGGGTGGCACATTGGTGAGAACAGAATCCATGACCACTGTCTCAATTGTGTCAATGCGGGCCTCTGGATGGAATCTGAGAAGCTCATTGCCGAAATCCTTATTTGCAGTATTCTCCAGATCTACTGCGTCCTCTACGACCTCCTCCTCCTCAACGTACTGATCGTCATCATATTGCTCATCGTCTGCCATAGGTATACTATATTCTAGGCTATAAAAACAATTCATTTTTATGGCCTAGGCTACTCAAAAATATCGTAGCCACCGGCCTAGGCTTTGCCTAGGCCTAAAGTTGAATATGCGATATTTATAGTATACGGTATGGCCGAGTCTAGTGTTCAGAGTGGAATCGTGGATAGTTTTGAGGTGGATGATGAGCTCGTGATGTATGATAATTTTGAAGATATGGAACTTCCACCTGACTTGCTTAGAGGTATCTACGCATACGGGTTTACTAAGCCCTCCGAGATTCAGAAGAAGGGTATCAAGATTATCGCAGATGGTAAGGAGCTGATTGCCCAGGCAAATTCGGGCACTGGAAAGACGGGTACATTCACTATTGGAAGTCTAGCCCGTCTGGATGTTTCACTGAAGGCCGTACAGGTACTCTGCCTGGCCCCAACGCGTGAGCTTGCGCAGCAGATTCAGGTGGTTGCAGAGGCACTTTCTGGGCCTATGGGTGTAAATACATATGCAGCACTGGGTAAGACGCCTGTGCGTGAGGATATTCGTGCTCTTGGAAAGGGCGTACAGTTCCTTGTGGGCACCCCTGGTCGTATCTATGATCTGATGAGTCGCAAGGTTCTCACCACCGAGCACATCAAGGTCATCATCGTGGATGAGGCAGATCAGATGCTGGAGGACCGCTTTCGAGAGCAGCTGCAGTGCATCCTGGGCCTCGGATTTCCTGCCATGACAAAGTGCGCCCTCTTCAGCGCGACGATGAATGATGACGTGGTTGAGTTTGCAGGAAAGCTTCTAGGAAACCCCGTGCGCATCCTAGTGCCTCCTGAGAAGGTGAATCTGGATGGCATTCAGCAGTATGTCTTTGATGCAGAGAGGGAGGACTGGAAGTTTGAGGTGCTTCTTGATATCTATAAAAATATGAATATTTCTCAGGCGCTTATCTACTGTAATAAGCGCCAGAAGGCTGAGTGGCTGGCTGAGAATATGACTAAGTCTGGATTCCCTATTACCTGCATCCACGGTGATATGGATGTGAAGGAGCGTATGGATCGCATGCGCTCATTTAGAAAGGGTGAGACTCGTGTTCTGATTAGTACGGATCTACTTGCTCGCGGTATTGATGTACAGCAAGTAAGTTTGGTAATTAATTATGAGCTACCTGTTGAGAAGGAGAACTACATTCACCGTATTGGTCGGTCAGGGCGCTTCGGTCGTAAGGGTACTGCAATTAATCTGCTGTGCAAGGAGGACGTCAGTGCAATGGAGGATATTAAGAGCCTATTCAAGATTGAGATGCTGGGTCTGCCTGAGGATCTGAGCAAGATTCGTCTAGAGTAAGAAGGACATTGATCCAATTAGTTCAGCTGCAATAGCGGCTTCGGTACCATCGATACCATCTAACACAATACTTCTGTTTGATGGAGGAGTCTGTATTACTTGAGCTGCAGCTGGAGCTGCTGTTAGAGGTGTAGCTCTAGCCATACCAGTCAGCACAGGAGTATTTCTAGTAGAGGTTGCCCTAGCAGATTCTCGGATATCATGTCTGCAGGTTGGACAGAGTACCGACGAATTTAGAAGCCAATTATCAATACAGGATCTATGAAACTGATGCGAACATACAGTTATTTTTCGCACTAGTTCACCCTGTCTCATTGTGTCTTGGCAAACTGCACAGATATCCTCGGAATCCTCTTGAAGTGTCTCCTCAGTAGACATTGACTGAATAAGTTCTTGGCTTGCATGAACAATGACAGGGTCACTGAATGCAGTATTCAGAGGTACTCTGACAACACGGGGAACGATAAGGCTTCTGAGTAAGGGTAGGAGAGATGCAGAAACGGCATCTACTGCCGTAGACTGTGCAGAATGAGCTGCAGCTTGTGCGGCTTGAGCATATGTCCTGTGCTGCTGCTGCTGTTGCTGTTGCTGCACAGTAGTAGCGTACTGACGTAAGCCATTATCAAAGAGATTGAATCTCGTTCTCGTTGTCTGTTGCACATAGGATAGCAGATCTGGAACAGTTTGAAACTGCTGGGGATTATACAAAATCCTAGGGAAATAGTTATGCAGATCATCTAGTAAAGTAACCCCATAGACAGTTTGATAGTTATCTGTCATTGCACAAGTACTATATAGAAGTAAAATTGAATGTTCATTTTTTACGGTAGCCTGTATCAGCCCTTCAACACATGGAGTCTAAGAAGGGACAAATAGGCTTGCAAAATCTCGGTAATACATGTTATCTGAATTCTCTTCTACAGTGTCTACGTCATGTGCCGGATCTAACCGTCTTTCTGAATAAGCATTCAGACTCCTGGATTCATGAGACCGAGTCAAAGCAGGTGAATCTATGTAAGGCATACAGGACTCTCATTCAGGATATGTGGGCAGGTAAACCGCCCTCATATCTCCGTCCTGAGGGCTTTCTCTTCCACTTTAGAAAGGCTTTGGAGGGTACAATGTTTGATCACATGATTGAGCCGCGACAGCATGATGCACATGAGGGCCTCATATTCCTCATTGATCAGCTCCACGAGGCCATGGTCCGCCCTTTAAAAATCAATGTGATTGCTTCAGAGTCATCCGCGGTCTATGGTGCCTTGACGGCGTGGAAGGAGCGTGTTGCGCCGAAATACTCGCCGATTGTTGACTACTTCTGGGGTCTCATGCAGGTTTCAGTGACGTGTGAGGGCTGCAAGAATGTGAGTTGTCGCTATGAGGAGTTTGCCGAGTTGCAGGTGGAGTTCCCTGATAAGAAGGCTGCGACCCTTGAAGAGTGCATGGACCATCAGTTCAAGGGTGAGCAGATTGACGAGTACCAGTGCTCAAACTGCTCACCGGATCCTCCGAAGGGCTCTGGTTCACCGAAGCCAAAGAGGCATCCTGCAGTAATTCAGAGGCGCATTTGGAAGCTGCCTCTGAACTTGATCTTGGTTCTGAAACGTTTCAATCCGAATGGGTCCAAGTGCCACGCTGACTTCAAGTCTGATCCGACACAGGTATTCGAGAAATGGTTTGCGGCGGGGAGCCCCGAGGTAAGCAAGAAAGCCGAGTATGCTGTACAGTCTATTGTGAATCACCACGGATCTGCAGGTGGGGGGCACTATAATGCTCAGGTGAAGAGCCCAGAGAGTGGGGCGTGGAATGTGTTTGATGACGAGACAGTTGGACATTTCATGGATGGAAAGAATCCGATCTTTGGGGCCATGAATTACATCTTGTTCTTCAGGAAGGTCTAAGCCAGGGTTAGACCATCTTATACAAATTTTTTTGCACTAGCTCACCTTATATTAGAATGAGCAGATGTGGTGTAAATAGATGGGGGCCTGGTACAACCTGTGAACGCCCAGTTAACACAGAAGCTTCTAAAGAATTCCAGCAGAGACTTGCTGCACTAGAAGCTCAAAGAGCAAAGCAAGATCAAATTTGGACTCAGCCTTCAGCTGTAGAACCTATCATAAAAAATAGTTCATTATCCAATACAACTAAGTCTTCTAAGTATACATCTTCATGAAGCTCGTGTCCTCAGTCTTCCTAGTCTTCAGGAACTTGTCAACATGGTCCTTCTTCAGGATGAAGGGCAGCGAGAAGTCCTTGATGTGGAAGGGAAGATCCGGCGAGTTGAAGAGTCGGAGCATGTTCAGCTTCTGTGCGACCTGCTCCATGCAGCGCTTCAGCTCACGCACACCCTTCTCCTCGCTAGCATAATTCTCCAGGATGTGTGTCACCACCTCCTTGGGAATACCAACACGCTCGCCCAGATTCACCTCCTTCAGTGCACCAGGGAGCAGGAACTTCTCGGCAATCTCCATCTTCTCCTTGGGGCTATATCCCTGGAGCTGGACAACCAGGAAGCGATCCAGCAGAACCTTGTCAATCTTCGTGATGTCATTAGCACTGAAGACAAACATGGCCTGGCTCAGATCAAGCGGGATGCCTGAGAGGTACTTGTCCTCAAAGTCGCCATTCTGAGTCGGGTCAGTCAGGTGCACCAGGAGATTCTGGATCTCCTCACCCTTCGCCGTGTTGCTGACCTTGTCCAGCTCATCAAACATCAGAACCATGGACATGGACTTTGCTGCAACGAGGGAGTTGACAATCTTGCCGCAGTGGCTGCCCTCATAGACGAGCTGGTGACCACTGAAGGTGCTGGAGTCACTGTCGCCGCCGAGGGAGATGAACTGGAAGGGCCAGTCAAGTGCCTTCGCAATACCCTGCTTGATCAGACTTGTCTTGCCAATGCCCGGCGGGCCAACGAGCAGGAGAGACATGCCCCTGGAATTCGGGTTGGTGATCTTTCCGGCGATGAACTGGAGAATCTGGAGCTTAGACTCATCCTGGCCATAGATTGCATCGTCCAGACACTTCTTGGCGCGACTCATAAACTCCTGGCAGACCTCGGGGCCGTCCTCCACCTTGGCGGGAATCTCCTTACGAATTCCGAGAGGAAGGGAAGTTGCCTTCTCCAGCCAGTTTCGCATCTTGAAGTACTCGCCACTGCCAGGATCCAGGCTCTGGAGGTTGTTGTACTTGGAGAGAAGCTGGGCCTGGATTTCGGGAGTGGTCTTCATGTTCAGAATCTTGAACATGACGGGCTGATCCTTGGCCTTGGGGCGATTCTCCAGTGCAGTGATCATGCGCTTCTGGTCCTCCTCCTTGAGTGCCTTGAACTGGTCAATGTGGTCGTCAATCGTCTCCGTCTCGACCGGGGCAGTCATTAGCTTGAAGAACTTCTGAATTGACTCGGACTCCTTCTTGATCTTGTAGCGCTTGGGGATCATGCGCTCATCCACACTGCTGGCGTCGCCGAAGCCGAAGTTGAGGTTGAGAATACGATTCTTAGGCATATCCTCCTCATCCTCCTCATCCTCGTCGTAGTCCTCATCATCCTCATCCTCGTCATCCTCCTCATCCTCAAGAGAGGTCAGGGGTGACTCCTCAGACTCATCCTCCTCATCCTCGTCCTCATCCTCCTCCTCGGACTCAGACTCAACTACGCGCTTCTTTAGTGACTTTCGCAGCTTAGGCTTCTCATCCCTGACCTTCTCGGCCTTTGCAGCCTTCTTCTTGGGCTGGAAACCACCGCGGGTCTTGCGCCGGGGAGACTCCTCCTCTTCCTCGGACTCAGACTCAGTGTAGGCGATGAGACCCCGGAGATTTCCGCGGCTGTCCACGTCATCATCCTGGTCACCGCGACCACCACCGCCACGCTTCTTCTCACCGTTGCGGGTCTTGTCAACCTTCTCGGGCCGCTTCTTGTCCTCCTTGGCGGCGCGGTTCATTCTGTCGGACTTCTTCATTTTGGAATCCATGGAATAACGCTTGTGTACCTAAACAGGGCCGCAAGCGCGATTCAATTTTACGCTTTTCAAAAAAGCGTGCAAAACGTTACAGTATTATAAGAGATTCTAGATTTTTGTGCTCTTTTTTGCTCCTCTGCGGGGAGCCGTGGCTTAGCCTGTAAAAAGAGCAAAGTACTTTAATGTCTGTTGCGGTTCTTGTTGCTACGATTCTTGTTGGAGCGGTTCTTGTTAGACTTGTTCTTGTTGCTACGATTCTTGTTAGATCTGTTCTTGTTAGTACGGTTCTTGTTCTTTCTAGTACTTCTCTTTCCGCCGCGCATGCTAAAGGCACTGTTCACTGAATTTCCAGTTCTAAGAAGTAACTTTTTGGCAGCATTAGTGACACCGCCAGCGGCAGTCTGAGCCCCGCGGACAACCCTTACACCAGCACCAGACACACCGTCAAGTAGGCCATTGACAGCGCTCTTTGTACCAACAACCACCGCAGTGGAGGCCTCACCAGCGGCATTAACACCTGCACCAGCAACATCAACGGGGACGGCTATAATTCTTGCGGCAGCTTTTCCAAGACCCATTATTCTACTTCAGTGAACTAAAATAAAATACGCGAACTCAAATAGGCTATTTACAAAGAAGGTCCCTCAAATCCATACAAGCGAACCGGGACTTCTGAGAAAGACCCGGAAGAACCGTATGGCCCTTCTCAATCCACGACTCCATATCTCCCACCAGAATATCCTTGATCATCACCCTCACATGCTTCGGGACCTTTGATCCGCACAACTGCTTCAAGCAATCCATATACTCCTCAATCGTCTCCTTATATTCCTCGCTTGACAGGCACTCAACAATACAGGCTTTCAAAGTCTCCAGGGTCGCCTTCATCGTATCCGATTCCAGGACCTCCAGTGCCGTAAGCTCTGCTAGGAACTGGCTATAGCCCAGGCGGCACTTTCGGTCTACCTTCGTATCCTCTGCATCCTTGATATTCCAAATATCCAGATATGTGGTGTGAAGTTTGCGCATCTCCTCCAGGATCACCGGGTACTCCTTTTTGATCTCGGAGAGGAGCTTTGCGAAGAGGCCGCAAAACTTATTCTCGGCGGCTGCCTTCCTGAATACGAGCCACGTGAATTCGCGCACAAACTCCTTCTGGTCACTGCCCAGGATCTGAAAGAGAAACTGCTTCACGTCGTCGTAGGTCTTGATGCTGAAGAGGTTGAGTTTGTTTAGAATAATAGTATTCAGAATCTGATCGTCGCCCTTCTTTGCACCATTGTGAAAGCGGCTGGTGTAGCGCATGTTTGTTACGGGGCTATGTGCAGCGTGCGGAGTATTCGGAGTATGAGGTAAAGGAGACGGCGGCGATGCAACTGAAGCTAAATTTGAAGAAGATGAGCTTGAAAACCGGAAGGGTGCTGCGGGGCCGGGTGATGAAGAACCAGAATTCAAACTTGATGCACTATTTCTCCAATGGCCTCCAAGACTCGGCTTAGCTTGTGCTGCATGTGAAGGCTGTAGGGGCGGCGCATTGTGCGAATTCTGCATATGGCCATTGTATCTCCCAGAATTGGTAAATGACCCCTGGTACTTTGATCCGGGAGTAGCCTTCTGTCTCCAACCTTGAGGCGAACCCTGGGATTCTTGGGCACTCCTTACCCTGATGGATTGAACACGTTTTCTCAGTTCATCAGGGATTGAGGGGAGCTCTGACTTTAAAGCCAGAATCGCTAGGACCAATGGAGATATCGCGGTGGCCATTATACTTAAGTATGGTGATTTGCTTTTAGGTCTGAACTTTTAGAAAAAAGTTCGCAAAAACAAAAAGCGTGTAAAAACGCTGCTTTCAAATCATAAGCCAAATTAGGCATGGATATTTCACACACGCTACAAGAGTGTCGCATCGATGCAATTCTTGAAACCATGGATATCAAGAGTCAGTCAGCAAAGGACCTTTTTAAGGCCCAGGCGTCCCTCTGGACAACTAATCCCGATATCCTGAGGGCCAGATCTGAGGCACAGCGGCGGCTCAAGGCTGCAAAATCTAAGGAGTGGATTCATGGGCTCGGCACCTTACTAGAAAATGAGCTTATACTCCGAGAAATGGATCCGGCTACTGCATCAGAATCACAGAAGGAGGACTGGTCTCAGATACTCTTTACGGGCGAGTGGTCTTCTCTGAACTTCATACCCTTCACGCTCGTCTACGTGGCCATCTCCAAGATATTTCTAGCACCTCTCATCGCCTGGACCATGCCTCTCATGACAATTATCCTGCCCTATTTCGCCTTGCGATTCATCTATGGTATTCCTGTAACTCCTGAACAGTACTGGGAGACGATCAGACCTATGATTTTCGGTGCAGCCTTTAATGGTGGCCAGATACAGTTTTCCACCGTCATACAATGGATAAGCATGGCCATATCTTATGGCCACGGAATGTATCTTCCTTACACGAATGCAGTCCACTGCTACAAGATTGATCAGCTCATGTTGAAGGGATCCAAGGCCGTCATAGATACCATCACGCATCTCAGGAAAATCTCAGATATCTGGGTCTCATATGGCCTGAAAAAGCCCTGGTCATTCCCTGACCCGTCTATATACGGCGATGAGAGACAGATTCTTGCTTGGCTCAATGAAGACAAGACCGTTCTCCCTTCAATCTACAGAGCTATTGGCCAGGTTGAGATAATGGCTGCAATTACGATGAATGATAGCCTAGTCCCGGTCAAATGGCAGCAGTCTGGAACACCATTCTGTAAGATGGTGGATGCAGTTGATGTCCTGCTGCCTGAAAAGAAGAGAGTGCCATTTACTCTCACCATGGGGCCAACCGAGCATCATGTGATCTGTACGGGTCCTAACAGGGGTGGCAAGTCCACATTCTTGAGATCAACTCTGACGAATCTTATGTTTGCGCATATCTGGGGCGTCGCCTTTGCTAAGCGATGTGTACTAACACCGGTGGAATGGATCATTAGCAGTCTGAGGCTGGAAGATCGCCCCGGTCAGGAGAGCCTCTTTGAACGCGAAGTCAGTGTCGCTGGTGAGATTCTGAAGCGCTTACGACTCGGTGATACTCGTGGATGGGTCATTATTGATGAACTCTTTCACACGACGAATCCTCCAGACGCCGCTACGGCTAGTCAGATCTTCCTACAGCAGTTGTGGACATCTGAAAGGGTCACGAGTATCGTCTCTACACACTTGTTTTCTCATGCTGCTACTGCACCAGGCAATGTGAGGCGACTGTGTGTGGATTCTGAGATGTCAGAATCTGAAAACAAGATCAACTATAAATATCAGGTGGTTCCTGGGATAAACATGATGAGTAGTGTACATGAACTGCTTTTAGAGTCTAAGGTCCTTAATCAGGACTCCTTGGACCTGGACGCGTTTTCCTTGCCTCTGAAAACATCAGAGGTGGACATAGAAGATGAATGACGCCCTGATGATTGGAGTGGTTCTCACCCTCGTATTCGGTTCTGTAATTTTCTATCTATACAACCGTCTAGCTATGACGGAAAAGAAAATGGGTCTGTTTGAGGGCGTCCTCACGGATCTGAAGATCATGCTGGATGCCGCACCTTTCGCATCTGGCCCCCCTCCGTCTCACATGCAGGAGTTTGAGCCGACGCCCGAGTACTTGAATGCCATTTCCGGTCCGGTCCCCATTCAGCAGGATGAGGTGGAGGAGGTGGATGCCGCCACTGCTGAGGCAGTCGAGGATTATCAGCAGACTCTGGAGCAGGCTCTAGAATCTGCTAGTGCAACTGAGGCAATGGAGTCCAAGACCCTACAGATTGACGAGAGCTCTGCTAACCTGGGTGGCTCAACTATTGCACCTGTCAGCGTGACGAAGCTGTCTCCGGATCTGGATGCAATGTCTGTTGCAGAGCTGAAGGCTCTTGTGAAGCAGAAGAATCTGACGGCCCCCGCTGGTGCTAGGAGAAAGGACCTCCTGGATCTTCTGAAGAAGTCTTCTGTGTCACAGGGACAGGACTCAACTATGCTGGATGGCCCTGCGCCGCCGGCTGAGGGGGCTGATTTTGAGTCTACCATGCTTGAAACCACCATCTAAAAATACTCCCTTTGTTAGATGGATGCTCAGCAGTTCCAAAAGCCTACAAAGCCCAGTTTCAAACCTGTATTGAACGGAAATGTTACGGAGAAAGCTGCTATGGCAGCCGAGGCCCCTGCCAGAGGTACTGAGCCTATCGCTGATCAGAGATATCCTCAGTACGCTGCAGTCATGAATGACGGTCGCTTAGCTACCGACTATAAGAGTCACTGCGCTATAAATGTAGTGCCTTCGAAGTACGGCAATTCTCTGCGTGCCTGGTATCAGCACAATTCTGACGCTCTGGTACAGGTCTCCAGAAAGCGACAGGCTGACAGAGCTGGTGCACAGTATTCTATGGCTGCAACTGTCCCTGGTGCGAGACAGATACAACAGTGTGATCCGTATGAATGCTCATTCATGAAGAGTACAAATCCGACAACGATTGGCTTGCAGCGTATTGAGGGTGTGCCCCAATTATTTGGAACCTTCTCAGATACCAGATATACTAAACCGTCATCATCTTCTATGCTGACTACCTCATACGAGGGTGGTAGGAATACGCCTAGGGGACGTCAGTATGTACCTTTGGGAAATACGAATGTATTTCCTAATGCGCAGTATAGCTACAATTAATTCCAAATTGGCCTCCTTATTTCGGTACTACAGCTGGAATGCCATGTTCAACGTCAACAGAAACAGAACCCTCTGAGGCGGAAGACCTAGAGGATCCTGGACGTGTTACAGTGTTAACAATTATTGGTAGGACTGCCTTGTTTGTTGGAGTCTTGCTAGGATTTTGATTATATTGTACAGCTATAGGCGCAGCTATAGGTGAGTGACCTCTGACATTTATTGAGAATGAGGGGGTGCCTGTAGTGGTAGCTGCAGGACTACCTCTATTCGCAGATGCAACAACCTTTCTGATCTTGGCATCCAAGTCATCCAAGACCAGCTGCTTCAGAATACCCTTCTTCAGATTCAGTGTCATGGCGGCATCCTGGGCGAGCTGCTTCAGCCTAGTGTTGCTGTCTGAGAAAATACGAGTGTGCTCCAGATCACCGGTGATATCGGGCTTCTTGACATCCAGTGTCTCCTTGAACTCGTATATAAAATTGTTGATGACGGCCTCGGGTATGGTGGGAGACTGCTCAATGAGACGATCCAGTTCAATGCGGAACATCTTCATGAAGGCGAAGGCCTCCATGCGCTCATCCGGGTGTAGTGAGAGTTCGATGACAATGAGACGGTTGAACTTGCCCCAGGAGATGGATGCGCCGCGGTGGGCCTCGGAGGAGCTCGCATAGCCGAGGCGATTCGCGATAGTAGTGAGAATTCCAGTGGCTATGGAGAGTCCACCGAGACCGAGTTGAATGTATTTTTGTATAGTGGGATCCTGGGAAATGGAATTCATGGCGAAATTCGCAGCGCCACCGACGGTACTCAGAATGATAATAGGGAACATGAATCCTTGATCCCTGGCCTGATACATGCGGCCGGTCTTGTCGTGCATCCAGCGATAGCATGCGGCCTTGTCGGCCCACTCGGCAAAGAGTACCTCTAGTTCCTTGGTCCAGCCGTTGAAGGGTCTGATCTTGTTTTCATGTTCTACATTAAGAGCATCACCAGTATCGGGCTCTTTCTTGCCTTCTACTTGCGTAGTAGCTGCGTTTGTAGGCGCAGCTGTAGCCACTTGCCCAGGTAATGCAGCACTCATCTAAACAATACGCATACAAAGAATAAGAAGATGCTGGCGCTTGATATCGGGATCAAGAATCTGGCGTATTGCATTGGTGATAAGGTTACAGATTTATCTGGTTCTGAGGTTCATGTCAGACACTGGTCTCTCGTCAATCTCACAAATCTGAATGACGAGGCAAAGCCGGTTTGTACCTCGTGCGGAAAACCCGCAAAGGCTAAGAGTCCTCAGGGCCTAGTCTGTGGGAGGCATATGGTTAAGGAGAATCAGATCTTTGATGAGGCCACTGGCCTGGCTATCACCAAGGCACCGACAATTACGCAGCTTCAGGCTTTCTTGAAGGCTAAGGGTCTTGATTGCAAGGGCCAGCGACCTGCTTTGCTGGCTAGGGTTGAAGCAGTGGCGACAATGCCTCTAGTGAAAAAGAAGAGTGTGGCGTCTTTTGCAGATAATACAAGCAGATTACACGACGCAATCCGGGGATGGATTGATAGGGACTGGGATCATCTGAAGGAAGTCAAGCAGGTCTATATTGAGCATCAGCCGGTCTTGAAGAATCCGGTGATGAAGACTGTACAGCTTCTGATCTTTGCAACCTTGCGTGAGCGCTTACTTCTTTACCGACCGAACGAGCCTGCTGTCTTTTACTTTGTACACGCAGGCAAGAAGGTCAAGGGAGCAGAGGTGGGTGATGCAGGGTACAAGGACAGAAAGGCTGGTGGAGAAGCCAGGGCAAAGCTGTTCTTGGGGAAGTTTCCTTTAGGATCTAGACAGAATCAGTGGCTGACATGGTGGCTCGGACAAGGCAAGAAGGATGACTTGGCTGATACACTTTGTATGTTGATGGACGCGGTTTAAGGAGTGGTTTAATTTTTATTTATTCTTTAGCACTTTCAAACTCATATAAAGCATTCATTAATTCTAGAATTTTGTCTACCTTTTCCTTTATTTCTTTAACCTCATGTTTAAGTTGTAAAATATCAGAGGGCAATTCTTTACGCTGCAATCTCACCTTTTGTCTTTCTGTTAAATTTATAGTTGTATTCGTTGAAACCATATTTTTAAATCCTCTGCGTTTTTCCTGTTTATTTTTACATATTTGTTTATATAAATCACTCTTTTCATATTCTAAATATCCTCGGGCCTTAGATCTCATATCTATAATATTCAAATGCCGCAAACGGCTAATGATACCTCCAGGCATTCTTTTATGAATTTTAGATAATTCTAGAACAGCTAGTTGATTAATATTATATTCTTTAATGAGCTGATCATCTTCTTCTTTTTCCCACGGTTTTCCAGCCAGATTATATTCGGCAGGAATTTCCATTAGTATATAATATTTATATATAGATAGTTTCAACTTTATGCCTGTAGCTGGATGCAACTTTTTAACAAAGCTGGCAAAAAGGCAAATTAACCACACTTTACAAGATTTACATCATCAAACGTGGAGGGGTTTGGAGAAAGCGCGGCTCTCCCGTATGATATAAATGTTGTTATATATCCGACTGTTCCATTTGGAGTAGAATTACCAGGCACTGGAATGACATTTGCTGGTGGTGGTGTTTGAGGTGTGAGTTGTTTTACGAGACGCCAGACAATAATTACTTGCCCACTGGTTAATCTAAATCTCAATTCTTTACCCTGGTCCTCAAGGAGTGTCCCTACACCTAGACTATATCCAGGATTGGTGCCAATTGGTTGTGAAATGGCGGTACTGTTAAAAATAGCATCGTATATACCCGCTATACTTGCAATATTAGGACATGTTATAAAGTCGCCGTCATATGTGTATGGATAGGTTGTCGTAGCTAGAGCTGCTGTTATATTTACTTCAGGATAGAGCCAGGTGGTATTGATCACAGTTACGTAATTATTACGACGAGGCTTTATTTGAGAGTAGACGCGTTTCATTATCTACAACGGACTTATATTTATCCTACGCGTGCAACAGTGACAGCCGTAGCGGCAGTTGCAGCAGCCCAGACTTGTACATAGAATTTCTGAGTTGAATAATTAGGCGGCACACCTTCGGTAGTCGCACCTAATTGCGGCTGCACCAAAACATATTTTGCAACTTGCATACCGTTTGTACCGTACGTTATGGCATTCTTTCCCATATCACGGAATAGGGTGCCGGTTACATAGGTTGATGTGGCTGTGGCTGCAGTGAATGCAGTGGTGGTCATGAGTGCCGTGACAGATGTAGCTGTGGTAGGTGTGTAGACAGTGGTTGTTCCTAGGGCTTTCAGATATTTAACGGAGGTGTCAATTTGACTTATTGATGTGAGGAGAGAAGACATATCTATACGTAGAGGAGATTTAAGGGTGTATTTATAACCTTATTTAAGCTCTTAATAGTATCTAATCCAACTCATACCCTTTAACATGCCGTGTTGCGTAACAGTCAGGGGAATAATGATTAGTATTTCCACATCTATAACAAGCACCCTTTGTACTTTTCTGTTTCACATAACTTTTCTTATTTTTTTCTTTACATGATTTCTCGTGAACTCCGCATCCAAATGCAGTTGTAAATGTTCTATCACAATACTCACATTGCCATTCTAGTTCATCATCCTCATCCTCATCCTCATCTTCTTCATCTTCATACACAATCTTATTCCCACTGACATCTGTACTAGCATGACAGTTCTTGACAAAATGCCCCTTGCGACCACACTGAGTACAGCAATCCTTAGCAGCCCATATTTCCATATTTAGAGCATCTTTATGAAACTCACTCAGCTCTTCCATGACATAAGATCCGCCACGTACCTTGTCAATCCCATACTTTGCCATGTACTCCTTTGTCACCTTATCTTCCTCAAACACGCTGACGCCATCCCGTGATTCCACAATACTAATTGGCTTGTGCTTCCTAGTCCAAGCCGATCCATTACCTGACATATGTTCTTGAAATCGGCTGATCACATCATCCGATTTCCCAACATAGTAATTGCCACCCTGTAACTTCAGGACGTAGACATTCGTGGTCATGAGATACGTAATCTAGAATTATTTTAAAAGTCAATTTTTGATTAACGGAATAAATTTCTAAATCCATTACTTATGGAATTACCGAAGCTCTGAGCCTCGCGTGCAGCCTTTTCGGCCTCCTGCCTAGCCCTTTCAGCAGCCCTTTCAGATTCCTTCCTAACCCTTTCAGCCTCGTCAGCAGCAACTTGAGCGGCAGCCGCTGCTGCAGCTACTGCGTCAGCGGCTTCCTGACGCGCCCTCTCAGCAGCGGCTTCAGCTTCCTGACGAGCCTTCTCAGCAGCGTCAGCGGCTTCCTGACGAGCCTTCTCAGCAGCTGCAGCGGCTTCCTTCTTGACCCTCTCAGCCTCCTCGGAAGCAGCAAGAGCCTCAGCCGCCGCTGCTGCCGCTTCAGCATCATCCGTGATCTGGTTTGTATCGACCGATACAGAAACGTCTACCTCCAGGCCAACCAGAGCCGCCAACTCTCCATTGACTCCCACTGTGGCCTTGCCATCTGTGAAGGTCGCCTGACCACCACCGCCAGCTTCTAGATGCTCACCGACGCTCACACCAGCCCCAGCAGTCACAGAGGCTTCGCGTAAATTGACCGTCCCCTCTCCATCAACCCCCACACTTGATCCCATTGACGCATTTGCGCCGGCGTCAACGCCATTCTCTCCAATCTTCACATGACCCTCAGCCTCAGTACCTGATTTTGCATAAGCAGTTCCGGAGACGTCTGCACCAATACCCTCATAGTCCACACTACCTGCTACCGTCACCTCAACCACGGTGGCGTCAGAATAACTCGCCTCGGCGTAGACATTGTTGCCATCCAGGCCGGCAGAGATATCCGCCTTGGTACCACTCTCGGCACTGACATCAACAGACGCGGAGGCATACTCATTGCTGACGCTGGCACCGGCTTCAACCTTCGTCTTACCATCATAAGAGGCTGCAACGCTGGTATCGGTCACTGATGCGGATGCATCACTCTTGCTTTCAATGGCCGCCTTAGTTTCCATCTATAATGGCGGTATAAAAACTGACTTAAATCAAAAAATTGATCACTAGTAAAATGTTTATATAGGTACACTAGCTATGTCAGACATACCTCCAAGAAACTTTTACATTGGCGCATCTGATACAGAATACAGGCGCGGCG